GGACGAAGCAGTCGCAAGGGGAGTGCGATAGCCTCGCGCAACGCCTTCCTGACACGGCAGGCGTCGGCAGACTTCATCGTTGATGACGAGCAGACGATACAGGTGAACCCGGAGCCGAAGAACTACTACTGCTGGGCGGTGGGCGACAAGAAGAACTCGTACAGCGGCGGCGGCAAGCTCTTCGGCATAGCGACGAACAAGAACACCGTCAGCATCGAGATATGCTCGACGCTGAAGGACGGCACGTCGGCCTCGGTGCCTAACCACGAAGGGTGGTCGTTCAGCGCCAAGGCGCTCGACCGCGCCAGCGAGTTAGTGCGCTACCTGATGCGGGAGTATAACATCCCCAAGGAGAACGTGGTGCGGCACTATGACATCAGCGGCAAGCTGTGCCCCGGCGTGCCGGGGTGGAACGACGCGCCGCTCTACACCGCCGACGGGAAGAAGATCGCCGGGAAGAATGACAGCGGGAAGTGGCGGGAGTTCCTGGCGGGGCTATCGGGATAACGAGATTTCGAGATTTCGAGATTTCGAGATTTCGACGAGGCGAGATTTCGACATTTCGACATAACGATATTTCGACATAACGATATTTCGACATAACGACTTTCGACTATGGAAGAGCAACAGGAGAAAGCTCTGAGGAAGGTGACGGACATCGACGCGGCGAGTGAAAACATCGAGACTGCGGTGCAGATGTTCAATGACCGGTGGATCTCCATGCCGGGGTTCGACCTGGGCGTGGAGGTGATGGACGTCCGACAGCTGCGCGACGCTATGGGGCTGCGGGCGACAATGGACGTCGGCGACCCGTGGCCAAAGGCTGAACAGCTGCTGATGGAACGGGGATTCCGCTGGCACTGGCTCGGTGCACAACGGGTGATGTACCTGAAAGAGCGCGACGACTTCCTGCTGTGCCGGGACACGGGATGGGAGGACGCCGAGGAAATAGAAGATTGACACAAAAACACAAACGACTATGAATATTCCGCAGAACTTAATGACGTGCTCGCTGATGCACTTCGAACAGGGCGTCCCCATCGACGACCTCGACATCCGCACGGAGCACAAGCGGCGTCTGGCCCGCGTGAGCCATGTGTACTGGATATGGAAGCGTAACCCATTGCTTGAGACTTTCGCACTCTTCAAGCAGCTTATCAAGGGGCAGTATGCCGACCCGCCATCAGAGTACAGGGCCGCACAGAAGGACGAAGCCCTGCTGCGTTTTGTCATCGACCGCATCGCCACCCCCTCGCGCCGTCAGGACGAAGCCGTGGTACGCGCCGCCGCCGAGCAAGCCATCCGCATCGGCATGGAGACCGACAACGTGAACGCACTGGTGAAGGGTGGCAACCTGCTGAAAGACGTGGCACACCTTGATGAGCCGGAGAGTGAGCAGGCCGACATGAGCAAAGTGATGTTCCTGCCGCCGGTGATAACCACAAGCGTCAAGGAGGTGGACAACACAAAGGAGGACGTGGACGATGCAGAAATGAAACGCATCATGGCGAAATACGGCGGATTCGTGGACGAGAAAGAAAAGGACATCGACGAGATGGTAGAGGTGATGGCCGCAAAACGAGGAACTACAACGGATTGCAACGAATGAGCCGAATAGGAGCAAACCCAGCCGTGAGCAGCGACCAGTTTGAGGCACGGATGCTGCCAAACGTTGAACCGCCGTTGCAGGAGACGGAGGAACAGGGCGAATATGTGGACTATCAAGGCGACGGACAGCACAAGGTGTATATGGCTCCGTGGCAGAAGAAGGTGCGCAACTTTGGATCGCGCTCCACAAAGGTATTGGCAGGACGCGGAACGGGTAAGTCGGCATTCCTCGCTTTCAACATGGCCGACGTCACCATCGGACTGCCTCGGATGATGGGCGGCTTCTGCGGAGCCAGTGCCAAGCAGAACTACACACGCACTATGCCCAACGTCCTGAAGATTATGAATCTGCTGGGCTTTACAGAGGGTGTATATTACTTCCCAGGGCGGCCACCGGCAAAGCTGCGGTGGCCTACACCGTTAGCCAAACCGAGGGTGTGGGAAAATTGCGTCTCGTTCGCCAATGGCTTTGTTTGGCAAATGATCAGCCTCCAGGTGAAGGGATCTGCCAATGGATTAAATCTGGCCGCCGTGATGGGCGACGAGACGAAATATATGCCGTGGCAACGTGTGAAGGAAGAAGTGCTGCCAACGCTTCGCGGCGACTTCATACCGCCGTCGGCCCGAAAGACTGAGGTAAGACGGTGGGGCTACGGTACCGACCCGAAGGTAAACAACCACTGGCTCTCGCAGCTGTGGGTGTCGGACGCCGGACTCAATGCCCGTGAATGTCTCTGGGAGAAGGAGGCTGAGTTTGAGACCCACGACGTAAACAAGAAAATCAAGGAGAAGATGGCAGAGCTGCGCTACGCGGAGAAATACCATCCGAAACAAGCGGCACTGCTGGCAAAAAACGACAACTTCCTGAAGGAGCTGTATGCCCTCCGCACACAGTCTGAAACATTCTGGCGGTTCTCCAGCATCGAGAACGCGGCCCTGCTTGGTGGCGAGGCGTACATAAGGCAGATGAAGCGTGAACTGCCCGACTTGCTCTTTCGTCTGCAGATTCTTAACCAGCCTCGCGGTTCGGCCAAGGACGGCTTCTACTGCAACTTCTCCGAACTGAATACCTACGTCAGTGCTGAAATCACAGACCTCGTATACGACAAGTACAGTACCCGCATCAAAGGACGTTCACTTGACGGGCAGCGGTGGCCTACGGACTACGAGACGGAGACGCTGGACTGGGAACAGATGCAGCACGACGGCGAGGACTGCAGCCTGGATCTTGACTTGGACTACCATGAGCCTTTGAGAATAGCACTGGACGCGAATGCTGACATCAATTGCTTCGTGGTCGGACAGACACGGATGTATCATGGCAAGCCATCGCTTATGGTGATGAAGGAGTTCTTCGTGCAGGACGAGATTCGACTGCGCGGACTGTCAAAACTCTTTGCACAGTACTATCGCCCGTTCTTACGCCGTGGCTGCAAGGAAGTTATCTTCTACGTGGCTTCGAGCATCAAACAGGGAGCCAACAAAGCCTACGCCTTGGAGGAGTCGGAGCAAAGCCGCTTCGACATCGTCGTGACCGACGAGCTGACTAACTACGGATTCAAAGTAACGAGGGCCGAGTTCACGACATGGAAACACGAGCGCAAGTACCAGTACATCAACGACTGCTTCTCTGGTCAGGCATCGCCAAGCATCTACATCAACAGCGAGAGCGGACGTTGCGACTACCTTCGTGCAGCGCTGGAGAACACAGCCGTCGTTCCCGGCACGTTCCGCAAATTTAAAGGTACTGAGAAACTCTCGGAAAACGGCATAGGAGGTGATAAGCGTCAGCGGCCAACCATCACCGATGCTTTCGACGACCTGGTATTAGGCACCAAGGAGTGCGCCGAGAGCCGTACAAAGATTGGCGGGGCCATGCGAGGCCGATTCCAGCACTTGATCATCCCCCATTAATTGCCCTTGATTCTGGCGAGTGCGGGCCGTATCTTGCAGACAGACAAACACAACACAAAGACTATGGCAAAAAAGAATAACAACGGAAAGAACAGCATCCCCGTTTATAAGCCATCGAGTAAGGCCGAGTTCGAGAAGCTCAACAACGAACTGGCCTCGCGGCGGTTTGTGGCCATCGACGCATTGAAACCCGGCGTCGTCCGCAGCCTGACCATCGGCGACCGTGATCCAAGCATCAACGGCGCCGAGAGCATGGCGTCGTGCATAGGGAACGGGGCGTGGTCAAATGGTCCGCTGTCACGGGTGGCGTGGGGCTTTGACAGTCGCACGGAGACAGTGAAGACGGTAACGGGAAAGGACGGCAAGCCGCTTGGACTCGGATATGTGGAGTGGGGGCCTGGTAACTGCATCCCATCGACCATACCGCCGTTGGCCATGTCGCTGCCATACACCGCCGCACCGCTACGCTACATCGCTGACCTCACGGCAGGGCTTGGGCCACGACTGATGTACCACTTCCCAGACGGCACCCTCACTGAGTACCGCGACGCGGGCTATAAGTTGCTCCTGCAG